CCTTGTCAAACGTCTGAGGGTCTGGGACTCCAGTAACACGGAAGAAGATTTCATCGGGTCCAAAGCGTTGGAAGCACTTAAATGCCATACGTAGAACCTCTGCTGTGTGGCTAAGGAACTTATCAACAAGGAACTGCTGGCGAATCTGGCTGATTGCTCCATCGTCGTCAAGTCCTACTAGGCGGTCAGCTAGGTCAAGCAATGTTGACTCCATTTCAATTGAGCCGGTAGGAGGTGGAGGTGTAGGAGCGAAGTCCAAGTCCCCTTTACGGCGATAAGGAATCATACGACCTGGACCCCAATCAGTCGGTGCTTGACCAACGGGGTGCAGGATAGGAGGTAAAGTAGATAGGCTATTGCGGTCAGTACGAGAATCACGTTCAATCTTGACTTGATTCTGTAAACCACGCAGTAGAGAAGGAACAGTAGCTGTGTCATATAGTCGCTTGCTGTCCTCCGATAGTTTTGTTACTACAACTGGATAGTCCTCGTAGCCATTAAGTAATTCATACTTAGCGTACCCAGGTGTCATTTCATCACCACTGAACTCGCGATGGAATACTGTGCAGTAAATGCCCTCAGCACCATCCTCTTGATCAATTAGTCTCTGGTATCCATAGCAGATTTCAATGAGTTCATTGGCTTCATAAGCAGTGTCAGTAAGGCTAATACTGCGACGACCTTCTTGCTCGCGCTCAATTGAATCAATATTAACGCCTCGATATTTTGCAATGACGTGGTCAACGAAGTCCTGGTCCCATCCATCTGTTGTAACTTTATTTTCTAATTCTTGCGGTGTATAGTAAGTTCTCCAGAAGCAGTAAGGTGAACGCTGTGGATCAGTTACGTACGGAGGGAAAAAGAAATCACCGTCAGGTGCTAGTGTCTTAACCTCTGGTGCATTGACTTGTCGGCGTACAACTGGAAGTTCTGCGATACCATCCTTGCGTAAGGATTTAAGTGCCTTCCTTGCTCGCTTCTTAGTTGTTCCATCAAAGGTAGCTTGTAGCAGGGCAATTAACTCATCGTCATCATTCCCGTCCTGAATAGCAACTGCTACTTCCGGGCTGACCTGTGCAATCTGGTTAATGTCCAGTTCCTGTAGGAACCGTCGATCCTCACGATGCCATCCGACATACGTGATCAGTATACCCCGCTCAAGCAAATAGTTAGCACCGAGTTCCATTTCGCGATAGAAGCGTGGAATATATCCCGAACTTACCATCCACTTCAAGAAACCAGATACAATTCGACTACGACCAATATCACCACTTTCTACTGGGAATGCTCGTACATTGGCTCGATTTAACGATGCCATAAATAATGATACTAACCGAGTAATGCGCTCATCAATTAAGTGGCACTCCATATCGGATGCACCTTCCCACGGAAAAGCATCAGCCCCGTGCTTACGGTGGTCGCGGCTTTTGCCAGGCCACCAGTTGCGACGGTCATCGTAACTAGTACGGCATAAGTCAAAGTAAGCATCAAGCTCATTTACGGTCTGGTCGTAAGCGTAGCGGAGAGTCTTGATGTCGGGTTCGTCCTGGACGTAAGTCAAGGACTCGGAGATTGATTCATTCAGCATTTTCTTCTGCGAGGCGTTTTTGTATAGATTTAAGCAATCGGACAGTGTAAGTCGATGATACGCCTATTGTATCACATAGGTCACCATTTGTCATTGATACGCCACTTTCGTGTAGCACATACCTGCGAAGGATTTCCCAGCTAGCTAATCTGTCGGATTGCTCCCTGCACCAATCCCTATCTAGGGTTATGTTTTTACTTTCCGACATAACGGTAACTGACACCCTTAGTATCCTCAATAGCCTCAAAGGTAATTACCTTTTTTAAAAGTTTACCTTGCCACTTCCGTGGAAGTAACACGTTGGCTCTCTTCCCGATTTCTTTGCTGAAGACAACATTGTATTTTGGGTTAGGGCATTCCGCGATAACAGTTCCCGTAAAGTGCTTAGGGATAATCTCATCAATCATAAATGAGTCCTCTAGGATCTTTGCGCCCTCCTCGGTTACCCAAGTATTTCGCCCTTTACCAGTTACTGATCCACTCGGAAGTTTTTCAGTTGCTATCTTGAACGCTTCATCGAACTCAACTTCTTGTTCTTCTGCAATTTTTATCAATCTTTTCTTTGGCATTAGTATCCTCCCTTGCGTGTATTAGTTGTCATCATATCACTCGATGAAAGAAAGTCAGGTCCTTCTCCACCGTTTGACATCCGCAGATAGCGTATAACGTCAAAGAAATCCTTCAGGGCTTCCTCTGGCTTGCCACCTGCATTGTAGTTAATGAGGCTATCGATAAGATTACCGCAGTCCTCGTGAATGTAGCATCTTGGTCTATTGGCTTGGTCAATGTCTACATTAGGATTGTAGTTAAACCAGTCATCCAGAGCTGTGATGCCTTGTTCTTCCATCTTACCGTCAGATGGTAAAAAGCTTAGACCGAAGTCATAAAATGATGTAAAGAGGTCGTCATTGTTCTCATTCTCTCTAGCAAAGAAACGCGAGTCCCCGATTCTCTCGATTACCTCAATACCCAGGTCATCCTCAATCTCCTCAAATAACTCGCAGTACCCCTCAACATTTAGACCAATCTTCTTGGCTGCTGGGCCGTACTTCCATTTCGGGTCCCCGAACATAGCCCACTCGCCGTACGTATTGCGGTCCGGCCACTCCCTGCGGATGTATACCTCGCCATCCTTGTTTACCCCAGCCCAGATACAAGTATAGTTCCTTGCACCAGCGGGGTCAACCACCTGGTAGCAGGTGAACTGCGACTTATCGGAAATGTCGGGGAACGTCATCTTGTATTTGTTTGGATTCCCATTGAGCACGTTGACCTCAGTATTAAAGTAAGGGAGCAGAGCATTGGCTGACTTCACGGGTAATCCGTACGCACGGACCTTTATCTCATCCTCTGGTCGCCCGGCTAGATCCTTCGCAATTCGCTCGTAACCACCGAAGGGGTTCTCGTCCGAATGCAGGTAGATCACAGCCGCATCACGGCTTGGACTGTACTGCTTAGTAGGAACCTCCTTGCCCCGTAACAGGGCGGCAGGTCTAGTCTCAAGGGTCTCTGCTCCCTTTAAATAGTCAGCGATGAAGGGTGTATAGCCATCAATCGGGGTGAACCCAATCACCATCTTTGAATCCCGTGTAGCTAGGCGGAACCGTAGCGTATTTACCAAAGCAGCGTCACCTAGGTACTCGTCCAGCCAGGCTCCTATATTTGATTCATTCCCGGACTTGATACTACCCTTCTTGAACCCGAACTCGAAACCCTCAAGGATAGTGGAGTTATTACTGAACTGTGTATAAGTCTTGAAGTCCACTCGCGTCCTAGTGTCGGGGAATACAAACGAACTCCCAGTAAAGCCATTCTGCATTGAATAGTTAATGTACCCGTCAATGCTCTTGGTCTTCTTCCTGAACTCCTTGGGCATCATCTCCCAGATAGCTGGCTGCTGTACCTTAATAGAGGTATCCGCATTCTGAGAAAAGCATACTATGTGTCCATCGAAGTTAGAACTCACAGCTTCCATAATCCGCTTCGCACAGCCCGTTGTTTTGCCACTACGATTTCCACCTAGTGCTAGTACCTCATTGTACTCCTTAAAGGAATCCGACATACGCTCCCAGCCAGGAAGGTCGAACCCATATCTAATAGGATCATCCGTAGCTGCCCGGATTCTACCCTCGTGCGCCCTGTGTAGTTCCTCTAGTAGCTTGGGGTCAGCTTCTCCTAGAAGTACAATCTCCTCGTCCGTGGGCGGCTTGAGGATCGGGTGCTCTGTGAAATCAAGCATACTTAAAAAATGCAATCCTCATCGTCATCGTCATCCTCTATATCCTCGATCATCTCATCCCAGTCAAAGTCCCCGAAGTCCTGGTCCATATCATCCAGGGCCTCAGTCATTAGCATTCTGCCAATACGATAGTTCGTGTAATCATAGAATAAATCCCCATCCTCATCCATTACCACAAAAGCAAAGTTAGGAGAAATATCCCCTAGCATTCGACGGACGTGGTTAAAAGCAATATCTGGGTCAATGTCAGGTGTCCTATTCTTCATTTGCTTCCCTTTGGTTGTTCGGTTTTAGGAGCCAAGGGTTTCTTGGACCAGTCAATATCGTCGTAGTTCTTACGCTGCTTCTCAGCATTGTGTCCCTTGCGGGGGCCGCTTCCTTTAGTACTCATTGTATTCCTCCAGTTTTAACTGTGCTTTACCTAGTTCATAGAATGTGTCAGCTACGTATTGTTGATAGTAACCATTAGCTAAGCTAATACGAAACATAAGCTCAACTACTTGATTAGCAGTAAGGTCATCGTGGCTCTTAATTGTTATCTTCATCTATCTCGATTATATCAGCTACCTTAGCTTCCTCTATACGCTTCCTAGCAGCAGCTATAGTCGCCTCGTAGTCATCCTGTGTGTACACCTTGCGGTCCTCAGTAATCTGCGTAGCTTCCCCTCTAGCCGTCATAGCCTCCCTTGAAGCATTGGACTTAGCTATGGATAACTCCTTGATGTCCTTGAACCCGACCTCCATCTCTGGATCATTCTCCAGGCGGTCGCGTACCTTATCAATTAAATCCTCCTCTAGGCTGCTTAGGTTCAGATAGTTCTTGGCCGCGATACGACCACTTAACTCCTTGAACGTACCCATATGGTCAGCGTAGTCCGTGAGTACACTAATAACAGTATCACGCTCGAAACCATAGTGACGTACCAGCCTAGTCTGGGAACTACCCGTACTGTACAAATAAAGCAACTTAGCTACCTTCGCGGGATCATAGACGCTCAAGCACTTGAGCTTTAAACCCCGCTTCTCATTAGCCACCTCGTGGATACTCTGCTGAATCTCGCTCAGTAAAGCCTCCTTCTCCTTCTCAGTTGCATTCATTTCCCGATCTTCCATACCAGTACCTCATCATTAGTTTTACTACTTGTCAAGTTAATATACTATTAGCATTGCTAATACATAAAAGAAAGTTCAGTATATACGTATACATTCCCAGATTTCGTGTTATACTCTGCGTACCATAAGGCAGCAACTTCATAAGACAGTTCAACTTGCAGTCCTAAAGGTTATTCCTTTAATGAATATAAAATAAAGGGAATCATAGAAGAGAAGTCATAAACTGACATCTTATGGTACACAGTAAGTGAAGCCCTGGTGGGTAGAAGCCCCTTGAGGACTGAATTTTTTTGAGGGGCTGTATATGTATATATATACAAACGTCGCGCTTCAACTTGACCCCCTCCTCCCCTGTTCATCCGTTCACTACTGTCTATCCGTTCACTACTGCACTGTTGTTCACTACTGCTCTAGTGTTCACCTAGTGTCAGTTGCCGGTTGCCAGTTGCGTGAAGGGTTTTTTTGTTTTGTTAGGATGGGATGCATTCAACCGGGATATATTCAAC